CCGGTTCCACGGCCAACGCGTCGAAGGGAGTTTATTTCTGGACGCCCTGGCCGTGGAACCGGACCATCGCCGCCGGGGAATCGCCGGCGAGTTGCTCAACCGGTCAATGTGCTTGATGATGCCGGTGGTGATCTCGGCGGTCTCGACGTCGCCTTCCTCAACCGCGGATACCGTGGCGGTGCTCTTGTTCCGGCGGATGCCGTTGACCACTTGGTGGACGGACCCCAGGATGCGATTGACCGTCAAGCAGGGGCGCTCGTCCTTAGACCGTTGGCGCTCGATCTCCACAGGCCACTGCTTCTCGCCGACGGAGAATTCGAGGTCAATGACCGCCTCACGGCGGAATTCCTGCTCCTCTTCATCCGCCCGGTGCCAGTTCTTGCGGATCCGGGTCAGGAGCTGGGTGTCGTTAGCCATGAGTGAGCCGAACCACCCCAAGTATACGGAAAAATCCTAGGTGTTGCAAATTTGACACGTGTCATTTGTTCCACGTGGAACCGAGGCGGAGCCAGGGATCTCAGTAGTCGCCGTTGAGAATGTTCACCGCCCGGGCTTCTTGGGTCTCGGCTAGAAACCAGTCCCAATCGATCGTGTTCTGGTGCGCTGGGCCGTCTCGGGCGAGCTCGTCCAGCACCAGTTGGGTGGCCTGGTCCTTGTCCTTGGCGGTGACCAGTGTGCAGCCGCCAACCGGCCACTTGCCACCATGGATCACCACCCAAGTCTTCATGGGATCTGTGTGATCGAAACGCTGTCGGCGCCGCAGGTGATTTGAGGTGTGAACACCCAAGTTGGGTACGGGTGAGGCCACGGTGTGGGGTAGGTCCACCAGCCCGGATAGGGTGTTATGGGCAAGGGCTGAGGTGGCACGACGGGTTGCCCGCACCTCCGGCAGTGGTGACAGTGGAAACAGGGGTCGCAATGGTCGCAGGCCCCGCAGTGTTTACAGGGTTTTGTCTTCAGTGGCATGGTTCAGTCCTTCTTCCTCGGTACGCCGGCCTTGCGGATCACGCTCCGTGCAGTACCGCCAGAAAATGCGGCAGAATGGTGTCCAGCGGTAGCCGTGCCAATAGATCCGGTGCCAAACAAATAGCGCCCCACCTGAGATGGACCAACTTCCAAGTCTTGGCAGAATCACGGCTGTTCCTCCATCATGATCTGGTCCAGATCAACAAACGTGTGTGTAGGGTCGCATGGATCGTTTTGGGCTATTAGAGTGCCCTGCAGTGTCCATAGCTGCGGACACAGACGCACCTGATCGTCTTCCGTTCCTGTGCCTGTCCGGTCTTGTGTGTAAATCAGTTTTATGATTTGTGCCATGTCTGGTTACCTTGATGCCGCGCCGTCATCCATCTTTTGGCTTGTAACGGGGCGGTGGAATGAAAAGCGATAGGATCTCGGCGGCCAATTCAGGCCAGAACCATCCGCTATCCTCTCCCCGAGCCGCACGGTAGCATCTATGTTCCACGGCATAGTAGAAAGACTCATAGACGTTTTTGATTTTCATCCGGCCATCCATCCGTTCCTCTGCTGGTACAGATTGTGCCCTTTCGAGAGCACGTAATTGGCGAACTTAATAACAGTATCCTCGTCGCAGAGCGGTTCCAGCGCCCGTCGAAGACTTTGAATCACTCGGGTGCGCAGGATGAAGTGATCGAGCAGCATTCGCTCTGGTGTCATATCCTGGATCTCAAGCGCACATTCGACGCCGGCTTGTGCCATCTTCTCGAAAGCCGCCCTCCTTACGAGGAGGTACTCCTGGTGCTCCCGGTCAACCTTTGCTCGTTGTATACGTTTTTGTTCTCGGCGTAGTTCAGCTGATGGGGGGTTTCGTCGTAGTATCTCCTGGATCTCGGCATGTGACATTGTCACAACTTCGTCTGTTGGTTCCTGCTTGGGGACCGGTTCTGGACGACGGCGAAGCGCCCTTAAGGGGATGGTTGTTTTATCTCTAGCAGGGGTAGGGTGATGGTTGATCGGTAAGGCTACTTCTTCCCGTTGGTGGCCGCATGTCATGTTCCAGAACTGCGTGTCGACGGGTATTCCGTCAATTTCCTCGGGTGCGACATCGTTCCCGGCGAGCATGGAGAACCCAATTTCAAGCCGTTCGCGCAGATCGAGAGCAGCATCTGTTCGGGTTTGCGGGTGGGTGTCGTCAATCGCGGAGAGTTCCTCCTGCATCTCCATGTCCCATATGCGCTGTTGGTGTTGGAACCACTTAGGCGTTGGGCCTTTTTTGTTGTAGCTCACCCCGCCATCCATCCTTCACCTGGAGATGAGTAGATCTCCTCGGCCAGCTCCGCCTTTGGCCCCGGTGCTACCTTCTGAGCGAACGTTAGCGCCAATGCGTCTCCATCGTCAGGGCTGGCTTCACCCCGCTTCACCATGTCCTGCTTACTCTCAAGCGTCAACTGATCCTTCCGGTTTAGATGGTACCCCGGTGCGGTAAGCCCAATCTCTAGCTTCTGATCGCTGTCAATAGCTCCGCGTGGTAGCCACTCCTTCATTCCCCGCCACATGTACGCCCGGTAGTTGGCGTCGTGGTTGTCTGGACTGGCCGAGCCAAAGCTCACTTCATGCACGTTCCGGTGGCCCATTGATCGTAACCGCTCAACGATTGGTGACCCGAACGCGGCGTCGGCGAATAGAGCTGCTACCTTCCGCCGGCGCCCGTCAGGGAAGATATGCCACCCGTCAAGCACCTCGGCCAGCATTGCCACCAGTAATGAGCGGTCACGCCCCTTTTGACCCGTCATCTTGACGGCCGGGATGCTGCGAGCGTCCAGCCCGCACCTGAACCGACAGACATTCCATGCCTCTCCACCTCCCGAGGCATCGAAGCCGGCCACCAGCGGTTCATCTTGAAGTGTCTCTACCTCGCGCTTCTGAGCAGCCAATACGCGCTCTGAGTCGATGTACTGGAGCTCTGAAGCTGTTGGCGGTAGGCCCAATATCCGCACCCGGCAGAAGTCCGAATCCTCTCCGTAGTGGTCAATCCACTCCTGGATGATCGCCTTGTTGGTTAGCTTGGATGTTCGTGAGTCAATGCTTCTATGACTCCAGAGGTGCTGATCGGAGCCGAACACAGCCTTGTAGAACCTGCCTCGTTGCCGGGTTGGGTTGCCGAAGACGAACACCATCGGCTCTCCATCGGTTAGGCCGCCTTCGGCCACCTCCCATATGGCATCGGGTACCGCACTAGCCTCATCGAAGATGTAGAAGGACGTCGACGTGGCCGCGTGCTGGCCGGCGAAGCCCTCTGAGTTCTCCTCACGGCAGGTTTGCGGCGCGCAGTGCCATGACTCGGGCGCCTCTTTGGCCTTCATCCTCGATCCACTGATCTCGAACCACCCGGCGGTGATGCAACGCGCGGTCCACTCTTGAATCCTTGCCCAGGTCTTAGTCTGCAGCTGGGGGAAGGTGTTCGCAGTCACCGTGCCGACGGCCCCGGGCCTGGTGCTCATGATCCAGTCGGTCAGCCAGGCCGACAGAGCGGATTTCCCGATCCCGTGACCTGAAGCTACCGCCATCCTGATAGGCGCCACCGGGTCGACTCCGTTGAATCGGCGCTGACGGACCTGCTCCCCGAGCTCAATCAAGAACTCCCGCTGCCAGGTGTCCGGGCCTTCGGCGTGCTCTAGGCCGGTGCCAGGCTCCCCCCAGGGGTAGGCGAACATCACGAAGCCGAGGGGGTTGGCGTAGTACTCGGCTACCGCATCGGTGAGCTCGGCCTCGATGTCGGTCGGTTCAATAGGCGCCACCGGGTCGATTATGGTCCTCATCGTATTCCCTCAGATTGAGACCTGATGGGCGTTCTCGATCACCGCGGATCTCATCGAACACGGTAGGGAAGTCAGCAGCAACGCTGGACTTTACATCTTGCTCACCCCTGTGCTCTTTCCACTGAGGGCAGAAATCCTGTGTGTCGGTTTCGGGCCAACCTAGGTCTGGCCCCGCAGTGAGTGTGCGACTCGCTGCCATTGGGCCCCAGCCATGACAAAAGCCCGTCTGACTCAACCGGCGGCCGCGCTCTTGTCTCCACCAACAGCAGTCATCGCAGGTCATTTCAGGTCTCACTTGGCACTGGTAACGCCTTCCCTTCAACGACTTGGGCCGCCGCTCGCTCTCGCCCGCGCTTCAACCGCTCCGCAATCCCGCCGGCGCCCGTGATCTCTAGAGTCTGGCCTGGTCCGTAGCCTGAGCGGTCCAGAATGGCCACCGCAGCCCGAATCTGGTCCGCCGTTGCGGTCCTGCCATCTCTCACAATCTCGCCCAGGCGTGCTGCTGCTGGATCTGCTGCCTCTAAAAGCCGCTCGCGGGCCCTTTGCCGCACAACTGGTGTGTTTCCACCATGATAGCGGCAAACTGTGCCTCCAGGTATTGTTGGCCTCATGCAGCGATTCCCAGAGGTCTTAGATTTAGCCGTGCACCGGGGTGTATTTGGCTTGAGCTTACCTTTTCCCATGAGGTCTCGCCCCATACTACACCAAGTGAGTACGCGAATACTAGCCTCGGGCAGTAGGAAAAGAAGAACCTGGCGCCGGCGTGGGGGAGGGAGGAGGAAGGGGGACTATAGG